AAACCAATAGGAGCCGATGCGCCTTTGATACGAGACAATGCCCCATCGTCAGCGTGCATTTCGATTAAACGAGACTTTAGATCCTCTGCTTGCGGTGCTGTTAATGGTGTTTGACCTGTAGCAGCATGAATAAATCCGTACACGCCACCACTATTCATTGATTTGATATTACCTTTCTTAGTAACGTTCTGCGTTTGCACATCAATGTTAGCAGCAGCCATAGGAGAACGCCCGTATAGGTGACTACCATGTAAATCATAGTTAGGATTAGGGAACTTAGAATGTATCACATCCTCTGCCTCAAACCGGATAAACGCACTACCAATTACCAGAATATAATGACTGATAGGCGACTCCACACCCTCAAAACTTCAATCTGCATTAAGTGAGAAGGTAGCAGGAACTTTGCCTGTGGAACGCCTTTATTAGCCCCATCTTTAGGCGATAATATCCATTGGTAGGCATTACCATTCAAAAGCATGAAAGTCTCCCACAACTCTTTATATTCGCTCTCTGACTGATAGTAGTTAGGTCGGGGCATTGGATTAGTCACTTCCTTGTCTCCATCGGTAATCAATCCCGGTACACTTGCGAACTTTCTGCTGATCTGGCTAATGACTGAATATACATCTGCATTCTCGTTATAACCCTTATCAATGTAAGTTTGCCCTTTGTAATCGTAAAGAGTAAGCCCCGCCCCAACATAAGGGTAAAACGCCTGGTTAAACGTGTTGGTCAATGCGCCTGGTAACGAGCGTTCAGGTAGCAGATTGAATTTAAAAGGGTTTCTTATAGTGAGGTTTAAAGCCATTATTTAGCGTGTTTGCAATCAAATATAGTTATTTTAGTTAGAAGGTGAAGAAATTGTGTACTTGCCGCAGGTTGAATATCTCTCGCATCATGAACATATCCATTAAATCGGGTGATTCTCCATTAAGCGAACCTTTCATCACATCTTTTCCAACTATCCTTAGTTTACCATCCATATCCATCTTATCCCTCTTTATAGCCTTTCTCTCATACATAAACCGCTGCCTAACAGTCATCTTATCATCATACATAGTATTTGCAACATATTCAGATATTTTGTAGTTACCATCAGCTATGTTTGCGCCAGACCTATAGAAACATTGTGTTTTTAGGTTAGGGTAGTTTTCAGGTATAATATTCCCCTTTCTATCTTTTAAAGGTGTTTCAGGATTTGGATATGGAGATCCACCATTATTAAACTCAACAGCACCTTCGATAAATCCATCTACGAAAGACCCCACTCCATCATTATCAAATGCTATATTTTGATTAACACACCCAATACGTTTAGCCATATTTTCAATGGCCGTTATAACTTCTTTACCATTTGATTTGTCCACAATAGCAATGTCTATTAATTCCATATCATCCCACCCACCTATTATTAGCTTATTAGAGCCTTTCATTGCAATATCTGCGGTAATATACTTAGTACCGTTTTTAACGCCTTTAACGTTATTAAAAGCACCTAGAAACGAATAATAATCATACACATCATTGTCAGACAAAACAACTTTCCAATTTGAATGCAATAAGGCTGCCTGTGTAGCTTTATCCTGAGCTAATAGATTACCTAAATAAGCCGGATTCGTTTTTAATAGTTCTTTATTATCGTAAATACTACCCGAAATGAATGTCACGGATTTAACAAACTCATTGGGATCAATACCGGATTTTGTAACCACTTCCTCTAGTATATGCCAAGCCTTACCTATAACCTCGTATTTCGTGTCGCCCCAAATGTAGTTTTCGCCATCTACAACCAAATATCGTAATACACCATCACGTTCAGGAATAGCATACCCGGTATCCTGATCTATCCACCATGAAATAAAGTCAGCCACCCAACTATCGGGGTCAGGGTTACAAGTTGCACGGACGTATGGGTTAACACCGCAAACCGAACGGTTACGGGTTAGTAGATAAAAAAACATCTTCTTTGAAAAGTGGGTTAACTCATCAAACCCAATGAAGGGTATCTGTGATCCTTGCCAATCGTGAATGTTCTTTTCATATTCAAGGTGAGAAAACTTTAACTTTGTTTCTTCACTAAACACCCATTCCAAATTTGATTCTCTAGGTTTTGCATTTACAAAAGGGTATAATCCCATTGATGTGTCCCATAGACCTCCCTCATTTCTAATCTGTGGACTTGTACGTCTGAATATTACTGATCCGAACCCTGGTACATCCTTATGACGCAAAGGCTCCATCAAAAGGGAATATGTTTTACCTACTCCGGCTGCTCCACCTATTGCAATATCAGCAGATGTAGACAGGAAAGCCATTTGATAGCCCTCTTGTGGTCTAATACGATTAATGTTGTTTTCTGCCATATAAATAAAAAAAGCTACCTGTCAAAGGTAGCTAATTCCATAATATTAACGTTATCGTGGGCTACGGCGTATTGAGTCGCTACTTTCTGCCATTATTAGGCAGCTCAAATATTGTTACGGTTGATTCCGTTTTCTGCTTGTTGTCTTTCTCGAAAACACCAACAATTTTACCAAGGTTTTCAATTGCCTTATTAGCCCCTGAACTATCGAATTTGTATTCACCAGTAGGAACCCATTCACCGTCTATCTTTTCCAATACAGGTTCTGCCTGCATACAGCGTTCAGCTAAAGTTTTTAATTGAAGCTGAACCCATGCGGCGTCTACTAATGATTTTTCAGAAATTGCTTTTCTTCGCTCATCTAAATACGATTCAACCTCCTCTAAGTTAAGTATTTGACTTGCTTGTTGCCTTGCGGTATGTTCTGAATACCCGGCAATAATAGCCGCTTTAGTGCCGTTGTTGCACTTCAAGTATTCCTCCGCAAATCGTTTTTGTTGCTCTGTCAAAATGTTAAGTATTGTAAACTGCGTTCAACCCCAAATATACAACAATCAATCCAAGGTGGCAAATGTTAAAGTTACGTGCTGGCAGAGGATGACTTGAATTGATTGGCGTATTCTTCCATTGCGTTTAATAGTTTGGCATCTATATCATCTGTAGTATTTATTCCAGATTCTTCTAAAGCTATGATTAAATAATATTCTGCTGTTTTCATAAAAAAAGGTCTATTTAATAAAAGAAGATACTACATCACTAACTGTCAACCCTTTTTTGTAAGCTTTTTCTATTGTTAAATTAGCTTCTTTGTTTACGCCTATGAATCTAAGCCTATTGTTTACTTCTCTTGTAAACATAACTAGAGACAATTCTTTTTTTGACTTATTGTTGTCTTGATTTTTTATCATTGTATTTCTTTTAATAGGTTATATATTCTGTTTTTAAACTCTCTATCTGAATCATCATTTGAAACAAATATGTCAATACACTCTTCAAGTAGTTGTTTCATTTCAATAGCTTTAGATGCTATTTTAATGGCTATTCTTGACTCTTTTGTCGGAAATGATTGTTCTATCAAAGGAATATCATTGCATCTTACACAATCTTCATCAAGTATCCATTTTGACGTTTTTTCGTCATTCACTTCCTTTCCGGCACCTAAAACGGTTGATTCCAAATCAGAACCGTCAACGGTTTTTATTTCTAAAAGGCAGTTCTTTTCAATAACGTTAGTTAAAACTCTTGTTTTGCTACGATATATGTCAGCTTCATCTTTGGTTACAACCTTTCCCTTTTCGATCATTGACTGAAGGAATTTTTCCAATATAACGCCCTGCTTATAATAAGTTCTTCCTTCATTAGCTTCTACATGTTGGAAGAAAGATACTCCCTCAGCCTCGCAAAACTCTTTTGCTGCCTGCTTTATTTTTTTTTTGTTCATTTTTAGCCCTCCCATGCTGGTAATGTGTGAAATTCTCTTTCAGGCATTTCGCTATTTTCAACATGATCAATATCCCTTATACTGATTCCGTTATCTTTTAAGAACCCTTTCCAGCCTCCGTTACTATACCATGATTCTACATCGTATATAAAATCAGGCGCTCCTGTGTTAAATTTAACACGTTTAATTTTTACATTTTCCATATCTACAATTTTTTAAGTATTACATATTGTTCCCCCTGTTCACATCCGATAGACTGCATCCTATTTCTTTCCATTCCCAAACTTACCACTCTTCCCTGTCATCGGCAAGTTTGTAACAGAGATGTTGCTTAACTCCGCAAGTTCGTATATTTTGCTGTGGGGGACTGTCATTCGCCTCCAATATGTGCAATTTTTGCACTAACTGAATAAGTAGGAGTTTACACCTCCAAAATATCAATTCCATGTAGGGCTTTTACAAGTTTCTTTTTTAAATTGTATATGGGCGTTTTCATGCCCTTAACGTCAACAATCCTGACTATGCCAGATCTCCAGGTTACTTTGAAGTCTGCTTTATAAAATCCACACTTAACTCCGTTTATGGCTAGGTAATATTTTGGTTGTAATTCAAAATCAATGACTTCACCTGAATTTTTAAGTATTTTTAATTTACCGTAATATGCTGCCTCTTTTTTTGAGTCGAATGTTATACCATCAATCACAGTTTTAACATTTCTGTACTTCATTCTTTTCGGTATTTCAAATTTTAGCTCACTCATCATTTTTATGTTCTAGTTTTTCAATCATTAATTTAACTTCTTCTTTGGAATCGCATCTGCGTATAGACGTGTACTCGTTGCTGAATATCAATCCCCCTCCGGCATCAATATAGTCCTTTGCATATTGTGTAAATGCTTCCGGGTCTACTTTCGCATAAGTTTTGATAATAACAACCTGTCCTTTTTCCAGTTCATCGAAAACTTTAAACGCT